ATCTGTGCGTATTCTAGTATCATCTTCACACAATGTTTATCACAATGCATTTCCGCAGCATCGTCTGGACGCTTATCTAAGTCAAATATATTCATAATTAATCTACTGCTAGTGCAGATGATACTTCTTCTATTAATTCTGTCTCATTTTTTGCAAAGGAATACCCTTCAGAATATGATTCGTTTATCAATTCTGTTAAAGCCACTTCTGCGGCCTCTGTATCACCAACATATCGGTAGAGTTCCAATATTTCTGTAACTGTTGTCATAATCAATCTCAATTAGAGAGTTAGAGTGAGGAAGGCTTTCCCCACTCTTCACCTACTATTATACAGGTTTGTCAGGAGCTTGTCAAGTCTTTTTTGCCTTTTTTCGCGCATGATTGAAAAATATATGTGTATCAATCTCTGCTGTTTTACGGCGTGGGTCTGCCCATCTCGGACTACTGATATAATCCGCATGATAATGGGTTGCTCCATCCGTTATGTCCATCAAGTCAGGAGTTGATAAGACATACCTAGCAACTTCTCGCGAATCTTTCCACAATGAACCAGAAGTGGGTGGTACATCCAATTTACCATCACAATACCAACTAAATTGGCATCGGTCTTTTACTGGAAATCCATTCTTATAATGTCTTCCCTGTGTAATAACTTTACAAACAGTATTCGGATAATAATCTGATTTCACACGATTCATAGTAACTTGTGCTACTGCTAATTTCCCAGCGGTTCCTTCCACAGCTGCTTCAAAATATATATTTTTTGTCATACACTCTAGTTCTTCTGAATTCACCATTGGTACAACAGTCTCTTTTCCATTTGTAGTTTTTATTAATGGAACCATTACTGTTGCCTGTTTGTCAGTTGTTGGCGGAACCCAAATTTGTAATGTAGTGCCAGAATTTAGCAATGTTGACCATAGCATAAAAAGCCCCGCAAGTGTAATGAATATTTTCATATTCCTCTTTTGGTAGTGTTGATTTAAGTATGATAGCCACTTACTTAAACTTAAATAGGAGAGTTTCGGCCACGGCGGGGAGCTCTGGCAATACTACCAGTTTCCCATAATTTGGGGGAGTATAAGGAGTAATCAAAATCAGAGTACCATTCTATTCCATCTAGTGTAGTGGAAAATTTTGACATGGTACTATCCCAATCCATAGTAAATTGAAAATCATCTTCCTTAGCTAGAACAACCGAAACTTGTATCGGTACTCCGCCCTTCATTTCCAATTGCCGTAGTTCAGCTTCTACAGTTGTTTGTACATTATCTGTAGTAACTTTGGTTAAATTGACTATTCTCTCTTCTAAACTTTTTGTGATCATGGTAATAAATTAGGAAAAGTTTCTTTTACTAAATTAAAAGTTAATCCTCTGCATTTTAGTTTTTTATCCTTCACTTGCAGAAGAAGTTCTACTTCAGAAGGATGTATACCTTCTAAAATATCTGTAAATGCTTTTTCTCTTCTCATACTAGTCAAATTTTTGGGGGATTGACCTTCAACAAACAAATACAACTTTCTAATATGAAAATGTAGATAAGTTGGATTCGGTTCGTCTGTGTCTCCTTGATATTTGACTATGGGGGGTGCCCCCGGCGGTAAGAGAAACTTTATATTTGGATCGAATGCTGCTTTTAAAATCTGTTGAAGCGCAAAACAATCATGTTTTAATAATAGTTCTTTCTTTTGTTTTTTAGTTCGTGCTACTGCAATCTCACTAAAAACTCTTGGTAAACTAGTTGTCATAATTAAAACTCATCAATTACTTCCATAAGGTTCTTTAATCTATTATCAACAAAATAATTCCAGAGCTGACTTCTATCACCAGCTTCTTGACTATCGTATTGACTTATTATATTTATACGAATTGATTTTGGAGTTTCCCTCAAATCAACCAATGTCTTGTTTCTGTGGTAATTTCTAAGCATGGCTTCATTACAGAATTCTTCTGGTTTTTTACCTCTCCATAATTCCATTTTCTTCTTGGTTACAGGAGTTTGGCGTTTTCCTTCAGTTATAAGAGTATCATCAGAAGAAAGGATGTTAGGAACACCATCACCAGTATCACCTCTAATGGTCTTATCATACAGAGATTCTACAGGATCACCCACTATAAACTTTTTCTGAAGTGGTGACCATTGTTTAACATTATCAAACTTTTGTAACTGGATAAAGTCTTTATCACTAGAAAGTATCAGAATGGGTTTTTTTTCACAATAGTCAGTAAGAACACCAATAATGTCATCAGCCTCCGCACTGTCTACATGCATAACTTTATATGGAAAATATTTAGTGAGCTCTTCTCTCATTTCATGTAATAATTCAAAGAGAGTTTTCCAATCCGTAGGGTCATTCTCTCTATTTTTCCTACGATTTGCTTTGTACTCTGGAAATACTTTCTTTCTCCAATTGTCTTTACCATCACAACAAATAACCATATCTCCATAATCCTTTGCAAATTTATTACGAAACATTCTGATTGAATTGAGTATTGTATGTCTTAATAGGTCTTCTTCTACAACTGGATTACCTCTACCCACAGCCATGAATGAACCAATCACAGTTTGACTATAATCAAGTAGTATCATTTTTCTCCATCTCTATTCTCATTTTGATTGACTCAAGAAACTGATTCCATTGATTCATTCGCATATCCCAATTGTAAAAAGTGTCAAAATATGTTTTCTGTAAACCCAACAAAACAGCTGTCTCATCTTTTCTATAAGATTCAATAGCTCTTCCAAGAATGTGTGAATGAACCGCGATGTGTTTCTCAGGCCCAGGCTCATATCCATACATCCAAGCAAAGTTGGCACAAGTCTCTGGAAGGGCCCCAAGATTAGGACATACCACCATACACTTTGCACTCATAGCTTCAATTGCTGAAATACAAGCGGTTTCCATATAAACTGATGGATATGCCATGATATGATTTTTGGTAAGTTCTTCTCTAATCTGATCATTAGATACTGTACCATAATAATTGACACCATCCATTTCTTGAGCAGCTTTATATACATGGCGATATTGTTCATCCATGTGAGGACGGTCATATAATTTAAAACTAGAAAAGATATTCAGTTCTGCTGATTGAACTTCTTCAGATTTATTGTTTTCTGTGAGATGTTTCCAAGCACCAAGTAAAATTTCAAAGCCACGATGAGGTGTACTCATATAAAAACAAGAAATTTTGTCTTTGGGTTTTACATGTTCTGGAATAGGTTCTATGGCGTGTTGAATAACAACACCATGATCATAAGGAACACCAAGATAAACTCCATACTGATACTGTTGCCAATTACTGACAAAGATTATCTTTTCAAAGTCTAACATATTCTTATGTTCTTTAAGAAATGCAACTTCTGGATCTTGAGCAAGATCATGAGCCCAAAACAGTCTTGGTTTATCTTCTAATTTCCTTTTACGAGAAGCAACCCATTGAAAGTAATTCTTTAACTCTGGATCAATACGAGAAAATAACCACTTCTGCATAAGTTCAGTACCACCTGTTGCTTTAGGGGTTTCTTCTGGAGCAAAATCACTTTCACCGAAATCAATTTTTAATGTCATAATATCCTTTTTTTAATTTAATAAAATATCCTTTACCTCTATACCTTCAATCTTACCTTCTTGAACAAAACTTGAAATAGGAATCGGGGTAACAACTTCATCTTCTCCTTTTTTGAAAAGAGAAAATTGACCAACAATCTCTGCCGCGTCATTATGATTTAAATCATACACAAAGGAAGTATCTTGATCAGAATTGATAATTAACTTAGCTTCTCTGATTGCGGGTTTATCAATCCCAACATTTCCGGGCGCATCAACTATTCCTTGATCAAATCTTGAAATTATTGCTACAAGTCTTTTTAATAATTCATTTTCCATACGTTCCTAATAAGTTGTGTGTGATGATGACACCTTGATTATCGGTTTTCGTGTTATGAGATGTACACTATTTAAACATCTAGCTGAAGGTAATCTAACTAGAATGTGGAGAGAAAGCGTGTACTCACGATTAACCATCATCACACTTTAATCTTTATATTATTATATCATAGAATATTTATCTGTCAAGAAGGGCGTGTCGCCGGAACGACACTCCGGGCCCCCCTAAATACTTGAGTCAAATTGTTTGTCAGTCATCGCTTTAAGTTTCGATTGATAGACCCTTACCGGAGCGTTTCCATAACCCATAGTTCCATCTTCACCCCTATAATCTAACTCATCCATATTTTTTGTCCAGACTGCATTAATATCGGGGTAAAACACACCAACTGAGCGTTTAGGAGTTC